GTTATATTATGTCGTGAATATTACTTGAGTACTTTTTAAGTATGATTTTTTATTCACGGAGCGTTATAGCGTATTTTTAAGAGAAAATTTTTCTTCAACCATTAGTTTAGATAACTTTAGTTAGTTACCTCTACACGGAAAATTATAAATTTTCGAATTTATAATTTTCTTGATTAGTATTATATTATAAATATATATTTATAATATATATTTATAATATGATGATAGGATATATTATAGTTCTTACTATAATATATCTTAGTCCGCCCCTTAGATTTTAGAAATTTTTATATTTATTTTATTTTTTATTATATTTATGTAATTTCCTAACCAACATTTTATTATATTTATTATTAGTTCATTGATTTTTATTAGGGAAAGTTCGGTGGTTACGTTCGAAACACATCCACCAGAGTTCGTTTAGTTTATTTCATTGAAGTTATTTTATTTATTATTTTTTAGTTATTAGGTTTTATTTATATTTTTTATAAAGTTTTTATTATTAAGATTAAAGTTGTTCTTTTGAACTTGTAAGCTCTGTTATTCATTGTTAAGCGTTTATCGTGTATTTTTGGATAATAATTCACTCTTGTTTAATTTTATTTTATTTCTATTATCTTTATTTGTAAATCAGAATCAAAGTTGTTTTATAAACTTGTAAGCTCTGTTATTCGTTGTTAAGCGTTGTCGTTACTTCGTGTATTTTCGTATAATATTTCACTCTTGTTTGATTTTGGTTTATTTTTAGTTTATTTATTTATTTAATTTTATTTTATTTATTTTAAGATTTAATAGGAGACTTAGTTTTAAGTAATAAGTTGTTGATTGATTTTATTTTATTTTATTTATTATATTTTATTTATTTTACCGTATGTGCCCAACAATGTAAATTTTAATAGGGAGGCTTATTTTAGCGTAGTAAGTCGTAGTTTTAGATTTTATTTTTATTTTATTTATTTTGCTTTTTATTTACCGTATGTGCCCAAATATGTAAATTTCAATAGGGAGGCTTATTTTAGCGTAGTAAGTCGTAGTTTTAGATTTTATTTTATTTATTTTGCTTTTTATTTACCGTATGTGTTCAAATATGTAAATTTTAATAGGGAGGCTTATTTTAGCGTAGTAAGTCGTAGCTTTAGATTTTTTTATTTTGTTTAATTTCACCATCATTATTTTCGCAATATATTCGGATTTATCCCCGTATATTGTATGGTTTTTTGTAGAGTAAGTTTAACTTATTTACATGTGGTTTTTTTTGAAGGAAAAAGAACTGCTATCCCACATCAATTAATTAAACCTTCGTTTGTGTAGTATGGAGTATTATTATATTTGATAACAATTTTGCGTACCTCTGAGTTTAAATGTCTATATATAAGACGTAATTTATATATTAATTTTAAAACAGGTTTCAACGTGAGAAGCAACCCAATGAATATAGTACCATATGTAAAGAAAGGAGTTAGAATTTGTTAAGGTGTGGACCAATGTGATAAATGGACAAGTGCAACAATTATATTAAAAGTTTTTTATTTTTAGATACCGAGGCAGCGGATGTAAATTCTGCCACTAATATTTCAATTAAAGAATTAGTAACACAAGTTACTAAAAAAGAGAAGATCATTTTGGATGGAATTAATTTTTATGAAACATCAAATTTCACCAATAAACATTTTATTTTAGATTTAAGAACCAGTACGATGCTCTCAATGAGCAAACAAAATTTTAAGAGCAAGCTTTATGGAGTAGGAAGAGAAGCCAATGATTATATAGTTTACAATATTAAAAAGAAATTAGTTTTAGTTATTAGGAGAAAATTTAGACCTCAATCTAAATTTGGAGATTTTTTTAAAACATTTATAGGAATGATTAAGACCATTTATGATAAATCACAAATAGCAATGGGATTAGTTAAGAAAGGAGAGTTTTGGATTATTTTTTTAGATTTTATAAATATGATTTTAAATGTTAGAGAAGGATATCTTACACCAATGTCGATTATTTCAACTATTATTTCAATGTATACTTTATGTCAAAGATTTAGTAAAGTTTTCACAGCACAGATTGGAGAATCCAATTCATATGAGACCATGTCAATTTTTTTTTCTATTATAGGAGTACCTGAAAGCGTTAGTCGTATTTTAAAAGAATACACTATGATTACAGGTAAGCGTTTGTTTTCATCTAGTTTAGTTTTTGATGTATTAACATCATTGCATACAGTTTTTAGATCAGTTTTAGATTGGTTAGGTGCCAATGCAGGATTAAGTGCCAATGTTATTCAACCCGTTATAATTTTTTTAGATTTTATTTTTGGTAATATTATTTGTTATAATAATATCAAAGAAGTAGTAGATTTATATACTAGTTATACTAGTACACCCAATATTATTTTACAGCCAGTTTTTAGGCATTCAGTTTCGCAATTATATGATAAGTTAAAGGAGAATCCCATGTTTAATGATTATGTTAGTAATCATGATAATAAGTTTTTTAGAGAAGTTTGGATTTTGTTTAAAGATAATTTAGTTAAGTACGTTAATACTTTTACTATTAGCGCCAAAGAAGAACCCATTTGTATTGTTTTTGAAGGAGGACCTGGTAGCGGTAAATCCGTTATTATGAATTCCTTTGTAGAAGTTTTAAGATCACAGCAGAAGTCAGTTTATGTACATTCAGTACCACCAGTAGAAGGAGGAAAAGATTTTTATGACGATTATGAAAATCAAGAAGTTTTTGTTATGGATGATATAGGTCAACAAGGCAAATCTCAATGGAGAACCATAATTAATTTTGTTTCACCAGTTAAATTTCCTTTAGAATGTGCATCAGCAAATAAGAAAAATACAAAATTTTTTAATTCGAAAATTATTTTATTAACCACCAATTGTTTTAGAGATTTATCAGGATTTACCAGTACCGATTGTATTGCAGATAGAGGAGCTTTGTTTAGGAGATGTCACGTTATTAATGTTAAAAGATCTAATTGTGATGAATTTTTGCAGGATTTAGAATATTTTAAATATGACCACGTTAAATCTGAAAAATTTGAATCACGTTTTTTACACCACAATGCCAATATAAATTTACCAGTTAAGATAGTTAAGAAGAAGAAGATAGAAGTTTTGACTTATATTAGAATGTTATTAGATAAGATTATTGTTAATGAAAATGCCAATCGCAGAACAACAGCGATGACACCTTTGGAAATTCTTGAGATTTCTCAAGATATGCAGTTTGAACCCCAATTCGATGTTTTTCAAGGATTGTCAGGTTATTTGAAGTCATTATTACCAGCTTGGAGAGATTTATATAATGGAGCCCCTATTTTTAGAGAATGGTTAGCAGGTTTGTTTAAACCTTGCAAACAATTTATGATGTTATGTGCCAAATATTTATTACAATTTGTTACAGGAGTTGATACTTCACACGAGACCACCAAAATTATGAGAGCCAAATTACCATCGCATATTTTAGGTAAACCCGAAGAATATGCAAAAAATTATAGAAATTTAGCTCGTAAGTATCACCCCGATAAGTATGTAGAAAATGAGTTTTATACCAAACAAGAATCTTTATGTGTTTTTTTAATTATTACTTTAGCTTATAAATATTATAATAAATTTGATTTATTTGTAGAGCATAGGAAGGAGTTATTTTCATCAACCCCACTTATGCAAGAGATGTTGAATTTTGGAGAAGATTTAGGATTGCAGTGTAGACATTTTGTTTTAGATAAGTTTTATTCTTTGTGTGCCGTTTTGTACACCGTTTATTATACTATGGATGATGATTTTGTTTGTTTACTTTATGTTATGTTAGTTTATTTTTGTATTATTTTTTTTGTTATTTTATTTTGTAAAGAAGAAGAGTTATCAGAAGATGATTTTGATAAGTTAGTTTTGTTAGAGAAAGTTAGAAGATTTAGAAAGGAGAATATGAATGAGAAAGTTTTTTATCCACAAGTAGCGTGTGATGTTACTATCTCAAAGTATTGTAAGTTTGTTACGATTAGTAGTGATGATCACTCAGATATGTGTTCACACGCAATAGTTAGCGGAAATCGTATTTTATTGAATTCTCATTTTACAGCAAAGAATATTGTTTTAAATATATATGCCACTTATGATCATTTTATTAATAACCACCCAGAAGCAGAGTTAGTTAGAATTTCCTTAATTAAGGATTATCCAATTTGTGATTTAGCAGTTTATGAATTGCAAAATTTTCATTCAGTTTATCCATCTTGTTTACCTTTATTTAGAACCAAAGACGTAACACCAGTTATGTATTTATGTACTTCGATGGACAAAATTCCATTGATTTTTGATAAAAATTTATTTTTTAATGATGTAGCAGTAGAGTATTCAGCATATGCCAAATCTTTTTCTCATTTACCCGATACAGGTTTTATTACACCTATAGAAGGTACAGGTTTATGCGGTAGTTTTATATATAATTCAGTAGGAGATATTTTAGGAGTTCATGTAGCAGGAGATGGAAAGCGCGGTTTTTGCGCAATGCCATCGACAGTAATAGCAGAAGATATTAGGAAAGAGATGTTATCAGTTAGAAATATGCAATTAGGAATCTCAGTAGATGTTAGAAAAGACTTTTCAGGAGCGAGATTGGTTTATGAAGAAGGAGCAGTAGAAACTACTTATCCAACTTCTAGATCAACCATCAAACCTACAATGTTGAATGTTTTAAATTGTCCAGAAATGGCTGAGTTTACCAAAACTTTAGATCATTCTGACGATGTAGTTTATACCACAGTAGATAAGAGAGGACCACCCATAATAAATGATCCAGTTAACACCATTAAGAAAACATCAATGAAAACATTTAAGAATCAAGGAAAAGTCACCACAGAAGAATTAGATTTTATAGGAGAATGCATTAGATCACTAATGCCAACAGAGAATTTCACAGATCTTTCGGATGATATATGTGCGTTTGGAGATTCCACTTTTTCAGTAATGAATAAGGAATCATCAAACGGATATGGTCATCCCAAAGGTAAGAGCGCTTATTTCGATTTTTCGAATAAAGTGATTTTACCAGAATTTTTAGAAGAATTTAATAATTTTATTTATAGAGTAGAGCATGATGAGTATATGTTAAAAGATTTTTTGAGTAAGG